ATCCCTCGAACAATTCCCACTCCGTGACATAGAGGTCTTCACCGCCTGCCGGGTTCGTGCGATACTCGGCCCGCAGGATGATGATACCGGGCGATGCGCCGCGCAGAAAACCCCGCTCCACCTGCCCCTTGCGTTCGGCACCCAGGGTCACACCCTCGTCGAAGACGGGATCGGCCACAAGCAGCGGCCCCTCGGCATGCAGGTTATCCCACCTGCCGATCAGGCGGTCGAGATTGTGGTTGTCGAGCATAACGGGATACTCCTGGAAGCGATCGAAGTGACCGCCGCCGTTGAGCAGGAAGAACCCGTGCGAGTTCTTTTTCGTTTCGTCGTTAAAAATGAATTTCGGTAAAGACATGCGCCTTGTTTTTGCTGCAAACATAGACGCTAAAAACAACTGCAACAAAAAGAGTTTCAAGGTATTAAACTATTTTTCGCATTTGTGTTTCGATATGCCATCTTTGCAGCAAAAAATAGCGTATGACCACCCCTAAACCCCCGAAGCACAAATTATACACGGCAGCTTACAACTGTTTTGTAGAGCAGGGAATGACCTGTGCAGGCATCGCCGACATGCTCGGCATCCGCGAGGCGACGCTGTCCGAATGGCGGCGTGCTATGAAGTGGGACGAGAAGCGCAAAGCGATGCTCGCGGCTCCCGGCAAAATCCGCGAACTGCTCCTGAACGAAATGCAGAACGTTGCCGACGGTAACCCTGCGCGTATCGACACGGACGGCCTGTCGAAGATCGCCAAGGCACTGCAATACTTCGACGGCAAGGTGCCCCTGACGGTGGTGATCACCGTGCTGAAAGAGGTCGACAACTTCATCGCCGAGGTTGCCCCGCAGGAGATCGCCAGACAAACCGATCTACACCGCATGTTCATTGCACACCGGGCGCAAGTCGATTCTTTAAAGTAGCGCCATATGGCAGAGATCGACAAGAAATTTCAGAAACTTCTCGATAACTACGAGGAGCATTGCCGACGCATCGCAAAAGCCTCGGTCGTCGACATTCACGAGCCGTTGGCGGACAAGATCGCCCGCATAAAATGGCTCGAGGAGGATTATGTCCGTTGGTTCGAGTACTATTTTCCGAACTATGCGAAAGTGCCCTGCGCCTGGTTTCACCGCGAAGGTGCGCAGCAGATCATCAACAACGACGTGATCATGGCCTTGTGGGAGATTTACCGCTCCGGTGCGAAGTCCGTACACGTCGACATGGGAATCCCGCTTTACCTGATGTTCACCGGGCGACTGCATTATATGCTGCTGATCGGTGAAACAGAGGACAAGGCGCACAAACTGCTTTCCGCCTGCCAGGCGCAACTCGTATTCAATAAGCGGCTGATCAACGACTACGGATGTCGCTACAAGCAGGGCGACTGGTCGTCGGGCGAGTTCCTGACATCCGACGGCGTGCGCTTTACGGCCCTGGGCTTCGGACAAGACCCGCGCGGAGTGCGTGAAGAAGAACAACGTCCCGACTACATTGCCGTGGACGATGTCGACCCCCGCCGCCATGTCAATAACGACCGTATGATGCGCGAAGCGGTCGAATGGATTTTTGAAGACCTGATGGGCTGCTTCGACGAGGCCGACGGATCGACCCGCCGCTTCGTATATGCGAACAATAACTTCCATAAAAACAGTATCACAAACCGCCTGAAAAAACAGTTTAAAATCCTGGCGGAGAAATCACGTCAGGAGGGCGAGAAACCGATACACCGGGTGTTGACCGTGTCCGCCGTGAAAGACCTGACGACATTCGAGCCGAACTGGCCCGAGAAAACCTCGGCAGAATACTGGCGCAAGAAATTCCGCAGCATCCCTTCGCGGTCGTTCATGCGCGAATACATGCACATCCATGTCGAGGACGGCAAGGTCTTCAAAACCGAGGACATGCAGTGGAAGAAGATGCTGCCGCTGAACGAGTACGATGCCTTGGTGTTTTACGGCGACCTTTCCTATAAGTCACAGGCTTGCCACAAGGGTATGATCCTGATCGGTAAGACGGGCCGCGAGTTCCACATCATTTACTGCTTCCTGCGACAGCAGTCCCGCACCGTCCTGGCGAAGTGGCTCTATGATCTGTACGAAAACACCGAACTGCGCAACTGCCGCAAAGTCCGCTACTGGATCGAAGGCCTGTTTGCGATGGACGAGTTTGTAAACGACTTCGACAGCGAGGGCGATGCGCGCGGCTACTACATCCCTGTCAAGGCGGACAAACGGCCCAAGGGCGATAAGTACGATCGTATCGAAGCGACACAGTCCTATTTCGAGCGGCGTAACGTGTGGCTCAACATTGAAGAGCGCGACAGTCCGGATTTTCAGGAACTCGTCGATCAGTACCTCGCGTTCGAGAAAGGCGGCGGCGCTGCCGTCGATGGCCCCGATGCCGCCGAGGGGGCATTATCGAAACTCAATACCGTGTTCCGACAGGCAAAGGGCACCTATCGCGTGGGACACAGGGCAAACCGCAAATACTAATCAACACTACAAATATGCGTCAAATCAAGTACATCGTGCTGCATTGCAGCGCAACCAAAGAAGGGGTGCCGTTCGGCATCGAAGACATCGACCGCTGGCACCGTCAGCGCGGATTCCGCAAGGTCGGCTACCACTACGTGATCGAGATCGACGGCGAAATCCGCAAGGGCCGCGACATCGCCGAGATCGGGGCGCACGTCCAGGGCAGCAATGCCAACAGCATCGGCATCTGCTATATCGGGGGACTGGATGCCGACGGCAACCCCAAAGACACCCGCACCGAGGAACAGAAGGCATCGCTGTTCTACCTGTTGCAGCAACTTCGGGAGCAGTTCCCCGATGCCATGATCTGCGGGCACCGCGATTTCTCGCCCGACCTGAACGGCGACGGGATCATCGAGCCGTGGGAGTGGATGAAAGCCTGCCCTTGCTTCGATGCGATCGGCGAATATCAAAACCTGTAAGCCATGTTTATCGAGAAAGAGGACTTGTACACGGCGATCTGCGAGTATCAACTGCAAAGCATCACCACGAGCGCCGTCACGATCCGCTGGCGGCTATCGACGAAGCAAAGAGTTACCTGAATGCCAAGTATGATTGCGAAGCGATCTTCTCCGCAAAAGGTGACGACCGCCATGCAACGCTGCTCGAACACTGCAAGAACATCGCGGTATGGAACCTTTGCCGTCGGGCAAATACCGATCTGATCTTCGAGCAGGTCAGCGAATACCGCAGGGCCGCGATCGACTGGCTCGAGAAAGTCGCGGGACTGAAAGGCACCGACAAGCCCCTGGCCCCCGACCTGCCACTGCGCACGACCGAGGACGGCCAGGTGCGGATAACGGCCCGCATGGGAAGCCGCCGCAAATTCTGTCACGGCTTCGACGACTAAACACCCTTTAAACACCCTTTAATCTTTCGCACAATGCAAAAAAAGAAGCGAGACGGGAAAATACACGGCACTACGGCAAAGGCCGCTAATTTGCCCGCAAAAGCCGGGACACCGAAAACGGCGCAGCGGCGCGAGGGGTATATCCGCAATATCATACCGAAGACCATTTCGCGCACCCGCACGGATATTGCGACATGGCGCTCGGCGTTGCGCTCGGCCGACAGCGTCGACAACCCCCGTCGGGCCAAACTGATGAACCTCTACGAGGACATCATGCTCGATGCACACCTCACGTCACAGATCGAACTACGGCATCAGACTGTCCTGTCGACACCGTTCGACATCAAGGTCAACCAAGAGGTCGACGACGAAGCAACGGCGGCGCTGAATGCCGCATCTTGGGTTACAGCCCTGAACACGCATATTCTCAACAGTGCAATGTACGGCCACACGCTCGTGGAACTTACGACCACGGACAGCGGCACCGAACCTGTCGCCGTCACACTGTTGCCCCGGCAGAACGTCATACCCGAAAAGGGCCTGTTGCTGTTACGCGAGGACGACAGCAAGGGCATCAAGTACCGGGAAGTCCGCGAGTTCGGCACCTGGCTCCTGGAGTTCGGCAAAGAACACGACTACGGGCTGCTGAACAAGGCTGTGCCGCATGTGCTGTTCATGCGTTTTGCGCAGTCCTGCTGGTCGGAACTCTGCGAGATATACGGCATCCCGCCCCGGTTTATAAAAACCGATACGCAAGACCCCGCCATGCTCGACCGGGCCGAGGCCATGCTGCGCGATATGGGTGCGGCGGCCTATTTCATCATCGACCGCACGGAGGAGTTTCAGTTCGCAAAGGGTGCCGACACGAACGGCGACGTTTACAGCAATCTGATATCCGTATGCAAGGAGGCGGTTTCATTGCTGATGAACGGGGTCGTTATGGGCCAGGACACCGTGAACGGCAACCGCTCGAAAGAGGAGAGCAGCATCCGCCTGTTTGAAAAAATCGTCCTGGCACTGCGCAAGATGGTAGCGGGTTACTGGAACTCGACCGTGATCCCGGCCCTGGTACGCATCGGCATCCTGAAACCCGGCAGCACGTTCGCCTGGCAACAGGAAGAAGACATCGAAAAACTGTGGTCGATGGTCGTGCAGCTACTTCAATTCAAAGACGTGCCCAATGAATGGATCAAGGAGAAATTCGGCATCGACTGTACCGATAAGGCGTTTACCTTGCCGGGGCAGCTATCGACGACACTGTCGGCACAACCCCGCGAAGTCGATTTTTTCGCCACAGCCCCCTGATCTCATACAGGGGGCTGCACGAAAGACTGGCGGCGGTTTACGGA